GGCAGTGCTTGAACCCGACACATACCGTGACCGATACGTCGTGATGCCTGAAGGCGTTGACCGGCGGACCAAGGATGGCAAGGAAATCTACGCCGCGTGTGAGCAGGAGGCGGCAGCGAAAGGCGCTGAAATCATCAGCGCCAGCGACCACGAAAAGGTCATGAAAATTTACAAATCATGCCGCGATCACCCACTTACCAAAAAGGTGTTTGAGACGGGCGAAGCGGAAGTGTCGGCATACTGGACCGACGCAGAAACCGGGGTGCTGTGTAAGTGCCGCCCAGACTGGCTGCTGGGCGGTGAGAACCCTGCGATCCTTGACTTGAAGTCCACGGAAAATGCCAGCCCTGATGAGTTCATCAGGAGCGCGTTTAGCTGGCGATATCACGTTGCGGCGGCTTGGTATCTCGACGGCGTTGAACAGGCAATGGGCGTTAAGCCTGATGCGTTCATGTTCCTCGCCGTTGAGAAGACCGCCCCGTTTGCTGCGGCCTACTACTACGCCGACGACGATATGTTGACCGCTGGCCGCGCTGAATATCGGCGGGCTTTGCGGATTTACGCCGACTGCCTGTCTTCGGACAAGTGGCCGGGATACGAACCACGTTTGCAGCCATTGGGGTTGCCACGGTGGGCCAATGTCCAGTTGGACGTGGAACAGGGAAAAATATAAATGAGCGTAATTCAAATTCGGAAGGCCCAGCGCGAAGGCGCTAGGGTAGTGATCGGGATCGCCGGGGTTAGCGGATCGGGCAAGACCTACACAGCGATCAAGCTGGCCTATGGGCTAGCCGGTGGCGATGGCAATAAGGTCGGGTTTCTGGACACCGAAAACAGACGTGGATCGCTGTACGCGGACATCGTTAAAAGCCCGTTTCTGATTGGCGATCTATTCGCGCCGTTTAGCCCTGCCCGTTACGTCGAAGCGATCCGTGAGTTTCAGGCCGCTGGCGTCGAGGTTCTGGTGATCGACAGCGTTTCCCATGAATGGGAAGGTACTGGCGGCTGTGAAGATATTGCCTCTGCATCGACTAATAAGGTGATCGGCTGGGCCAACGCGAAATCCCAGCACAAGCGGTTCATGAACCTGTTGCTGCAATCGAACATGCACATTATCGCGTGTATCCGTGCGCGGGATAAGATCGACTTCACCGACCCGAAGAACCCAAGGCCACTTGGTATTCAGCCGGTTTGCGAAAAAGGCTTCATGTTTGAAATGACAGCCTCGCTGATGATGCGGGACGGGGGCCGCGAGCAGGAGGTATTGAAGTGCCCGTCTGATCTGTTGCCGATCCTTGGGCGTACCAGCGGGTATATCACGGAAGACGACGGCGCGGCTCTCAGTCAGTGGATTAACGGCGCACAGGTTCTTGATCCGACTGTCGAGAAATTCCGTAACAGTCTTCAGAGCGTGACAGAGCAGGGATTAGTCGCCTTGAAGGTCGCGTGGACCGATACCCCGCCAAAAGTGCGTAAGGCGCTTGGTCCCGATTTCCTCGAAATGCTGAAGGCTGCGGCTCAATCGTTTGAGACGATTGGCAGACAAGCGGCCCCGGCTTCCGTGGACCGGCTAAATGCTATGGATGAAGACGAACCAGACGATGCCAATGATATCGCAGACGTGTTCTAACAATGGGGAAGGAAATGACTGACCATCTGTTTACACCGGCTGAACTGGCACAGAGGTATCAAGGCCAGATTTCTATTAAGACTTTCGCCAACTGGCGAAGTACTGGCCGTGGTCCAAACTTTATGAAGGTTGGGGCGCGGGTGTTCTACCCTGCTGCTGAAATTTACGCTTGGGAGGCGTCTAGAATTACTGGGCGGGATGTACAAAAATAGTCACTTCTGATACACAGTCGGTGGCTGCGCCCCGTGTGCGCCCCCGGCTCTAATTGGTCCCTCCCTGCCAGTTAGGCCAAGCCCCGCAAGTCTTTGGATTTGCGGGGCTTTTTGTTAGTCATTGCTGTACCGGCCGTTGATATAGTCCATCTACGAATAGGCATCCTTGCCGATCCCGCCTGTGTTGCGGTGTTCCCGAAACCCCTAGTTTCCCTTGGTTTTTTTCGTTCCACATTCCCGTGGCATCCTTTAGGATCGCGTTTAGTCCCAACAATTTGCGCCCCATTTGCGCCCCGGTGGAATGAAAATAACCAGACAGACGATCAAATCCATAACCCCCTCGCCGGTCGATCAGTGGGCTTGGGACAGCACGGTTCCCGGCTTTGGTGTTCGCGTCCGACCCAGCGGCACAGCGACCTACGTTTTACGATACCGCACCACCAGCGGAACCCAGAGAAAATACACCATTGGCAGCGCCGACGTTATGTCGCCGGATGAAGCCCGCGACAGGGCGCGTAAGCTAGTGATTGACGCCCGCGACGGTAAAGACCCCCAGTCAGATAAGGTCACGAACCGGCACTCGAAATCTCTGGCCGATCTGTCGAAGGCGTTTTTGGAGGCCCGTAAGCCGTACTGGAAACCGGCCAGTTATCTGTCCTATGAGGCGGCATGGCGTAACCACATCTTGCCTAAAAACGGGAACATGAAACTGCGGGATTTCACCGCCGACCACGCCGAGAAGATCATGCGTGATTTGGGCGAGCGGAAGGCACGGGCGAACATGGTCCTGCAAACCTTGGCGACCGCTTTTAACTGGGCAGTTGCGCACCAGTGGATCGACCAGACGCCCGTGGCGAAGGTGAAGGGATATAAACAGGTCAGGCGGCAGACGATCCTAAAGCCCGCCCAGATCAAGGATGTCCTGCACAGCCTCGACACAATGTCGTTCGACGCATGGTCGGCACCCTACCTGTTTAAGGCGTTGCTGTTCTCGGGTCTGCGGCTCACCGAATGGTCAATGGCTGAATGGGTATGGTATGACGCCGATAACCAGACGTTAGATATCCCAGACAGCAAGACCGGCGGTCGTACCGTTCACGTTGGATCGAGTGTTAGCGATGTTCTTAGCGATGTTTGTCAGCACCCTCGCGCTCACAAGAAATGGATATTCCCAAACCGGGATGGCACGGGGCCGCTGACGTGGGCTTACAAATCTTGGTGTACCTTTAGGCGTCACATGGGTCTAGACAGTGTGCGGCTGCACGATCTGCGGCATACGTTCGCGACATACTCGCTGGCGAACGGCGCGTCGATCCGTGACGTGCAGCACCAGCTAGGCCACGCGAACATCGCTATGACGGCGCGGTATCTTGGTCTGATGGATAACGGTATGAAATCCGCACAGGCCAGCGCCATTGAACTAATGCTGGCTAAACGATGAAATGAAAAACCCCGCCGTGATCGCAACGGCGGGGTTAATCTGCGTATTGGTCTAGATTGTGGCCTCTAATCACCATTCGCCCGCGACCACTTAACTTTCGCATCTAGTCCGGTTTATACCCCCCAATTACGCGGGCCGGGGTGAAAGGAGAGCGGGCAGATGGTTATTGCTTACAGGCTTCTATCGCCGCCCGCAATTCAATTTCGTAGCCTTTACGCAATTCAATTTCAGCGAGCAGGGATCGGACCTCTTCATAGATATCACCACCGCCCGTGAAATAAACCGGCTCGATAATTTCAGGTGAAATACATGGCACCGGCACCGGCACTTTTACGATGTTCGGTGCGTTATTAGTGGCGCACCCTGTTAGAAATAGACAGGCAATTATCTCACGTTTCATTTCGTGGCCCTGTACTGATCAATCAATGCTTCGGCAGACGCACAGGCGTCGTTGCTGACGGGCTTGGCGGATAGAATGCGCTGCGATGCTGCTTCATGCGCCTGTCGCCCGCTGCGGGCCACCGTGAGGGCGTGTGCAACGACCCGTTCGCGTTCCTTGGCGGCTGCACTCACTGCGTCGATGGCGGCGTTCTGAAGCGCCGTGGCGTCCTTCCATGCTCTGACCGCTGCATTGGCTGTCGCGAGGTCTTCGGTCAGCTTGTCGATCCGGTGTCCCCTGTACGTCACTTGAACGCACAGGGCCACGATGGTCAGACCAAGCCCGATCTGCATCCAATACCGGCGTAGGATCGCCAGCGCGATTGTCATTTGGACACCGAACCGTCTGGGACGAACGCAGCCACCAGAGAGACTGCAAACGAAACGTAAGACCACGGCGCGGCAAGGGCCGATGCGCCAGCAATGCCAGCCGCAATCAGCATGTAGGTGGACCGCTCGTTGAGCCGGTCGCGAACGTAATTGATCATGCGTCTTTCCCCGTCTCAACCATTTTCGCCAGACGTTCAGCGCGAGCGCCAACCTGTTTGGCCCAAAGACTTGCCCGCATACCAGCGGCAGCATCCTTCCAGCGTTTGTCATGGATGGCGTCGAGCGTGTTCTTAAAGCCCGACAAACGGCGAATGCCAAGGTTAAAGCACATGTTCAACATTGCGCGGCTTCGAACCTCATCGTCAGCGACGGCCAGCCACCAGCTTTGCTTTTCACATTCTTTTACGGTTCGGGCCAAGTCAGACGCAAGCAGGTTCATTGCTTCATCCTTCGAAATACCGACATCATCAAGATTTCGACCAACGCCAATGGTCAGTTTGCCAGCAGTGCAATGATAGGGCATGAGTTTAAGACCCTCATCCCGCACCAGATCAATTATGAGTTTTGCGTTATCGGCCATCTAAGTTCACCTTGCACATTTTTTACAGAAGCATTCCAAGATATTTTTTCAATTTCTGGAACGTCAAAATCTTGAGAATGAATGCTTAGGCTGTTTTCTATCCGGCCTATATTATGAAAGATTACCCTTCTTGTGTCCAATGCTACCGTTGCCAAAATGTCTACATATTTTGGGTTTAGTTTATTTCCTCCATTTGAACTACTATTATATATATATTTATTTCGGTTTTCTCGAAGCATTGCAGCTTTCACTTGAACTCGAATAAATTCATTGTCTTTCGTCGCTAAAATGTCGATGTAATCCATTGGCGTAATGATGGCGTTCCATCCTAAACTTTCGATTACAACGGCTGTTAATAATTCACCCATTCGACCTTTAGCGTTTGCTGAAAGCTGCACAAGACAATAACCATGAAACGACCTAGCGGTCAGCCTTGCTGTCTAGCTTTGCCCATATCTTATCGAGCATGTCCAAAACACGCTGAGTGTCTTGGCGGTAATCGTCCTTTATCACATATTTTGTCGGTAGTTCCTCGCGCAATTTGGCGAGGTCTGCCTTCAGTTCTTTTACCGCCGCCCACATTTCGCGGGCAAACCATCCAAGGCACCCTGAAACGACTATAAACCCGATGTTAACAATCGTCTGAGTGTCCATGTCATCTCACAAGCAGAAGGTCAGAGGTTCCCGAAATCACTATATCTTGTACCCTCGGACGGAAATATTTACCAGTAGTAGCTATTAAATTTTCTGCTTCAACTGATCCGTTAGCAACAACAAACCCCCAGCCCGCCGGAAGCGTCATTTGACCATCGACGGCATGGTGTTCTATTTCCCGATTAGTTCCGTCTTCGCTTAGGCAGAGCCAATGCGCCCCATTTGGACCCGCCTTTATGAGCATGTCGCCCTGACCGACCGTAGGATTAGACCAGCCTGAAACAGCGTCATTCAGAACCAGCCCTTGAGACTGGGTGAATGTCTGGCCCTGCACCGGCCCTTCGATGATCTCAGTTTCGCCGGAAAGCATGAATAGACCGATGCTGCGCGATGCCGCGATGTCAGCAAAGCGGTATTCCTCATTGGGTTCAAGCGTTACGAACGCAGCACCACAAGCACTGAAGCTGTACGAAATAACCTTCATTACAATTCATCCGGCTCTGCGTGGTGTTCGCTGTAGAACACAATGCCATATTCGTTTTTCAACTCGATGATAACTGGTTCTGGCTCGTTCTGATTTTCCATTTTACCCTACGTTATTACAATGGTTTTTGTGCCGCTTGTTCCAAACGGGTTGTTTTGAGTTCCAAATCCAAGACCAAATTCTGTTGTGTTCTGGGTTGAATAATACGTTGGTAATCCGGGCGTTCCCAAACTTACTCCATTAACGGTTACTGAATTTATAAAGCCCGCCGCTCTGTTGCCGGTAAATTCGATTGCCACATATCCGTTTGTGGCATGTCCACTTGTGCTGGCCCAGTACAATGAAACGACTGTTGCGCCGGAAAATCCAGCAGGAGCAAGCGCACCCAAATCAGATACAAAAAAGAAATCTACTTGCGCTGCCTTTGATGCCGCTCCGACGTATCCGTCAACGTAATAGGTGGTCTTAATCGGCGTTACAAAGGTGCTGCCGACCGTCATTATCACAGAACCACCGCCCATGCCCGCAAGGGCGCAAAGAACACCAGCCATTATGTCAGCCCCGCGCCGCTAATTACCCAGACCGTCGCTGAAACCTTGACCACCGTCGCCAGACCATATTGAGCCAAGGTCCGCGAACCCACGGTGGCTGTACCGGCAAGACGCAGCGTATCTGTTGTGATCGAAATCGTTTGGGACGCGCCGCTGTTGTTAAACAGAACGACCGAAGCGCCGATTGGAAACGCCACAGAACTGTTAGCCGGAACGACCCAGCCGCCGGTCGTATTTGAAATGTGCTTACCGTTATCGGTAAGCGCGAGCGTGTATGCCGAACTCTGAGCGTTCTGCGGGATGCCACGGAAGCCAAGAGCGTTTGTGCCAATCGTGCCTGTATCACCAACCGTTTTATTGGTCAGTGTGTCGGCAGTTGCCGTACCCACCAGCGTGTCCGTGGCGGCTGGCAGCGTGATAGTGGCCGTACCGGCAGCGGCTGTGACCGTGTTACCGTTGACCTTGAACACGTTACCCGTGCCAGCCGTGTCGAACGTCTTGTTGGTCAGCGTTGCCGTGCTGGCCGCACTCAAAACCGCCGATCCGCCGACCTGAAGACCGACGCCAAAATTAACCGTTCCGGTGCTGAACGTCAGACCCCCCGCCGGTACAGCGATGGTGTTGGCGACAAACGTAACCGTGTCACCAGCAGCATCCCCGAACGTGACGTTACCGGCGTATGTGATCGCACTGGCGTAGGTCAGCGCCCCGGTAATGGTTGTGGCGTTCGTATAGTTAACGGTGTTCGCATTGATGGTAACAGTGTCGGCGCTGCTGTCGCCCAGCGTAGTGTTGCCAGTGTTGCTGAAGCTGGTCACAGTTAAGCCGGTTAGGGCGTATGTGGTCGCTAGTTCGCCCCAAGCTGTGCCAGACCACTTCTGCCAACGGCTCAGAGACGTGTCCCATTTGATCGCGCCGGTCGGCTGGTTCGAAGGAATAGCAATAGAAAACTGTGTAGCTGCGTCATAGTCGCGGCCAGTCACCTCCGAAAGAAAGTTCGTATAGGTGGACGTTAGTGTGGGTAGTGACCAGTTAGCCATTTAGTAACCTCTCGCTGTCCAAGACACTGTGCCAGACAGTCTCGCGCCCGCACTGTCGTACAATAGTACCTTAAATGTTGTTGGATTTGCACCACCGGCAAAATCATAGATCGCGTATCGTGCCGCTGTTCCAAGCGGCGTTAGATTAATCGTCGTTACAGATGTAAACGCACTGTTAAATGTTACTGTTGTTCCACCAACATCTGTCGATACAGCGGACACGGTGCCAAAGTCTGTTTTCTGTTTAGCGTCTAGTTTTACGTTAATAGACGTGAACTGAACCAGATCGTCACCGCCAGCCGACGTTACATCATATCTGATTTTAATATACCTAAACGTGGTTGCATATACTTCGGTAACGCCAGCATAGTTGGTCCACGGGCCGGTGGCCGATGTGTTTGAAACACTAATTGTTGGTGTAATAGTCGCTGAACCGAACGCTGTATTGTATGTGCTGACTACCGAAACCTTAGATGATCCAATAGTTGCGCCATAATCTACAACCTCTTCATAATATCCAACTGTAGCAGTCGGCTGCGAAAAATACGAATAGCCAGCCGTGATTTGATCTTGAGGCGTAGTCCACCCTCGCAACGTGAAGTGAGTTGTCCATGTTTCCGATGTATCCAGCGCCATATAAAGGCCACCGTCAGAAGCGACGGCATTTGATTTCGTCCCACTGAAGGTGGATGGATAATTCAGGAACAGGACGTAATCAGGCGGCTGGTTGACCGTTGCGGTGACGCTGCCGGTGCCGCCGTAGTTCCCGCCGATATCGACGCCAGCAATCCAGTATGTGTACGACCCAGCGGCAGTTTCGAACAGCGTGGTGAATGTGGCATTTGCGACACGCCCGACGACCGTTCCGCCAGCCCATGTCGAGCCGCGCCGGATTTCGTAATAATCGACGTTCAGTGTGCTGGTTGCGCTGGTCCACTTCAGCAGGACGTTATTGTCAATCACCTGTGCCGTGATCGTTACGGATGTGGGCGCTGATATTGACGTTACTACGCTGGTTGCGTTGGTGCTGTAGTTGCCGGTGGTATCGACCGCCTTGATCCAATAGGTCTGACTGGTACCATTTATGGTGCCGATCTTGTAAGTGTTCGCCTTTACCCGCGTAATGATCGTCCCAGCCGCCCAGCTTGCGCCCTGCCTAATCTCGTACTGGTCAAGGTCAAGATCGGCCACCGACGACCACGACAGGGTGACACCGATAGTGCTGTCAATGCTGGCGTTGAACCCGGCAACATCTGCCGGTGGGGCAGTTTTGCCTAGTGCGTTTAGGGTTGCAACGGCGTAGGTCTTGGCGACGTTTCCGAACGGGCCGACCGCAGTAACACGAACTTCGTACTTTTGAGCGGTCGTGTTCAGGATGTCGTAATCGAGCGCCGATGTCGTGTCGGTGTTAAAGTTTCCATCCGACTGACGCCAGTCGATCCGATAGGCTGACGCGCCGGTTGTAGCGGTCCAGTTCGCCGTGACCTTCGCCCGCACGTCTGATTGATATTTGTACAGGCTCTCGCTTAACGTGACGCTGGAAACAGTCGATGGCGTAGGCGACAGGGACGTAAAATTTCGAGCCTGTAGGGCGATCCCGTTTTCGATCAGATTATATTTGTCTGAGTAGTGTTCCAGCGCGGTGATTTCGTGTTCGTGGTTATCGTTTTCAACCACTGACAGGACGCGGAATTTTTGGGCCGCAACTGATGTGGTGGATAACAGCCACTGCGACTGGGCGTTTGGCGCAACCGGGAACGCAGTGGAAACCGTAATTACGTTGCCGACGACTGACGAAACCGGCGCGGAATATGCGCGACCGTCTGGGTCCACAACGTACAGTGTAGCCGTTCCCGATGGCGCGACTGTCAGACTATCGACCGTGACCTGAGTGGTTGTGGCGCTGCTAATTCGCCCGCCAATCCGCTGACCGGCGCGGTAACTGTCAGCGACCAAAATAATATCGCCGGGGCGGCATGGTGCGCCTTCGGTGCCGGTCTTGAACCCGACAACTTCAGTTTCGTAACGCTCGCTGTAAAGTATCCAGCGACCGACACGGTGCGCCTGTCCCCGGCTAGTGCAACCAAACGCCAAAACGTCTGTTTCGATCACGCCGTATCGAGCGATGCCGGTCGTGTCTTCGACGTACTCGACCTTCTGCCGGTACATATCGCTGGGGTCGTTCCACGTCACGAGAGCGACCGTGTGTCGTGCCTTGGCGCTGCTGCCCTGATACGAAAACACGCCATCCATGACGTTAGCGGTCGTGAACAGATAAACGGGGTCTTTGGGTGCGTCTTGAACAGCAGTAAGCGATCCGCTTGACCAATAGACCATGCCACGAAACATAGATGCAAAGTCATTAATGACTTTATAGGCATCTTGTCTGGTATTAATTAATAGGTTGCAAGTAAACCTTGGTTCAGTACCACCAAACCCATCGCTGATCAATTCGTCGCAATACTTACCAATTTCATACAGGGACCATTTGTCGATCTGGGTGGTGTCAATATATTTACCCAGACCATACCGATCTGTGTTCATCAGGTCATAGAAGCACCAAGCAGGATTGGCCGACCATGCGATCTGAAATGTACCGTCCCATGTGCCGCTGTATGACAAAGAGCCGTCAGCCCTAACCGTGGCGTTGGTCGGGATTTGAATTTTGAGCAGTTTCATATCGTACCCTCGCTTAGGGATTGCACGAAACTGACTGGCATCGACTTTCATGGCAACCAGTGCGCTGTTCGGATAGCGCATTTTGGCGTCAATGATCTCGGTGTAAGATTTCCAATAGGTCTTATTATTCAGGTTTCCAGACGTGCTGTCAGCGGTGATACGCCGCAGCCGGATATCCCACGGCCCCGGTGCTGGAAGGTTGATCCGGTACTGACGCTCGTAGGAACCAGACGACTTACCGTTAACCGTGTCGTTAATTTTCTCGACGTATCCGCCGCCGTTATTCTGAAGGTCGATGGCGTAGTTAACGGATGAGCCTCCCAGCGCACCCGTGCTGTCCATGTAGGACAGGGCCGGAAGCTGCACCGTGACACCGACTGACGTGATGTTTGTGTTGGTGATTGACCTAACGACGGGTCCGCCAGAGATTTTAGCCTCGACGCTGACAATAACTTCGTTACGCACTTGGTCGTAACCGGAAATGGTCGATTGGGTCTGGGTGCCGTTTACCGTGACGTACTGAACGCCGGTAAAATTATTTGTTCCGTCAGCGTTTTGGATCGGTGTGTCGTCCAGATAGATCGACTTTAAGCCATCAACCAGACCGCCGATCTCGCCTTCGGAAATCAAATCTAGAACTTGTGCATAACTAGTGGATTTTAGGGTGTCTGCGGTTTCGCTTAGACCACCGCCCGATCCACCGCCCTTACCGCCAGCACCTGAAATGATTGGTTTCGTCATCCTAGAATACCGCAAAGCCCGTTAGGGGTAGGTCGTAAGGGTTAATAATATTTCCGCTGCCGTCATATCCAATAGGCTTGTCTTCAACAGTAATCGCCGCACTGATTACCGCGCTTCCTACAATCATCCGACCGTATCCAACCGGAACGGCGATGCCTTGAGCCGTCGCGTTTACTGGACCGTTGAAATAATTGTTTTGTTCCTGCTGGCCGCTCTGCTGTGTTTGTTTAACAGATGGAGACAATAGCTGAGAGACACCGGATAGGGTTATAGCCACACCCAACCACGCGATGTTGGCGTAGGTCAGCCCCAAAAACCCGATCCCTGTGGTCGTCATTGCGCCAAATCCCGCCATTGCCGGAACCGCAAGAGACGCACCGAACGTCAAAAACGCTGTGGCAATCAGCGCAATGCCTAGAATGATAGTTCCAACCTTACCCGCACCAGCCACGACCGGCGTAATTGAAAACGACCGCGAAATTGGATATGCCAGCGCATCCTCGCCAACACGTTCTTTGTCCAAGATGCACTTATAGGCCACTCCCTTTTCGTGGGATTTGGCTAGATCATTGTAAAATTCGGGATAGTTAGCGCACAGAGCGCGAACAGCTTCAGCCGGTGTTTTTACTGCTAGTTTGTGTATGCGCCCGTACTTCTTGCCCAGCGCACCATTAAGCCTGACCGTTCGCAAGACGCACCACCTTCACAGTATGCTTTTTGAAGTACCCACCATAAACGTCGCGGCTAGAAAGTCTATTCTCGACGTGGTGCATAATAATATCATCACCCAGATATAATGCCACATGATTTGGAAACCGAGAATTTCCCGTCTGCATCATAATCACATCGCCCGTTTCTAGTTCCTCATCTTCGAATAAGTCTCTAAAACCGGCCTTCTTGTAATTATCACCCAGCAGATTTTCGCCGCGCTCCCAAAAATTGTTCTGACGATTTAGGTTGATCAAATCAACGTCTCGCTCGCGCTTGTACCAGTCCCGCACCAGCGCCCAACAGTCGAGCGTTCCAAATGAGAACGGACGACCAACCAGCGGTGCCTCGTAGCCGCACGGCTCGAACTCTGCCCACTGCTCAGTTGGTATGCAGACAATGTGCCAACGCAGCCCTGTGGCCTCACAGGAGACCTTATCGGCCTCGCTGGGATCGGGCGGTAGGTTCACATGGCTGTGAAATATCGCTGTGATCTCCCCGGCCTCTTCGGCCTCTGCGTAATCCTCTGGGCAAATCGAAAACTGGTCGTGACCATTGGGGTTGATATTTTTGCACGGCCAAAACCGTTCACGGCCCTTGACGATAACAACGACGCCGCAAGCCTCTTTGGGAAATTCAACCTTGGCATGTTCAAGCGCCGCTGCGCGTGTTTCCGGTGTCATAATTTTAAAAGCCCCGCCGCTGGAAAACCGCCATAGGGCAGTTCGGCATATTGTCCAAACCGTGCGCGGCACGATGATAAGCGTTTGCCGCAAACATCCTGCCCCAACGTCCCCACCGACACGTCGCTGGTGTCAAAGTATGAGGTGCCGGTATAACCACACTCAGCGCCGCGATAAGTCCAAGGGCAATAGTTCTGGATCACCTGTCGGCGCGGAAGCCCCACCCCGGCTAGGTCGAGCGCCGCCGCCAGTTCAAACTGCACGATCTCGCGGTTCTCGGTCGCCTTTCGGTCGATGTAATAAACATCGCGGGTAAATTCAGCAGTCGGATCAGCCGAAGCGTTTCCGCCCGAAAAGTTCGCCGCGTCCAGAAATTTCGCCAGCGTTCTGATCCGCGTGACCTTGCATCCCGCCAGATCGTCGTACAGAACGACCAGCGCCGTGATAGTCCCAAGGGCGTTGGATACGGTCATGGTCGGACGTGGAAGCTGCCCCTTGCCCGACCACTCAAAACCCGTCACCTCAATCGGATAGGCGCTATAGGTCTGGCTATTCCAGACCAGATCACCGACCAGATTGTTCTTACCCGCATGAAACCGATACGTCCCACCCCCGACCACGGAAGCGTCAATTTCGAACATTTCGATTATTGCGGATGGCGCAAGTTTTTGAATTTCCGCCGCGACAGACGAAAATGAAACTGTATATCCGTCAACCCAATAACCGGGTACGACATAATTTAGAACGTCTGCGGCCACGAAATGCCCTTACGCTGCGACGGCTTTAATAACCGAGAAATTAAGAACAACGGCTTCTGATAATGAACCGGCGCTTTCATTGCGAATGCTAATTGTGCAAGACCCTGCTGCGATTGCCGATACTGTCACCGTATATGCCCCAACCGTGCCTCCGGATTTAATGTTCACAATTACAACGTCAGTTGCGGCGATGAACGTATTGGTCAGGACGAATGAAACGGTGGTGGCCGCTGCTAGGGCTGCGGCGTTCATGGTGATGGCACCGGACGGCTTGCTTAACGTGGCACCCGTCGCCTTACTGGTTAACTGCGTGACGGCTCCCCCGGCACCCGTGGCGTAGCCGACACCGTTGGCGTTTGAGGTCAGGCCGGTTGCCACTAAGGCACCCGTCATGGTGTCACCAGTCTTTTCGATTTTACCAGTGTTCAGGTTCGTAAAGTTTGCGTCCACCTCGACAAACGTCAGAGCGGAACCCTTACCAGCGCGAGTTACAATAGTACTCATGGCTCATATACCTGTTCAAACTGTGCGGACACAGTGTTTAGATTATACCGATCCTTAGACCTGTCCCAAGACCGGCAAACATATTTACCGGCAGTGCCGTTTATATCGGTCCAGTCAAAACTGGATACAGCAGCCGCAGTTTCAAGGAATGTCGTGATTGCGTTCGCCTCTGCGTCTGTCCGCAGCGAGAACTTTAGGTTCCACGTCTTAGGCTGCGTGTTCAGACCATTGGCCTGACGCTGCTCGTAACCGTCACCGAACTTCGACACGCGGACGCTGGGCTTGACCGTGAACGATGCGCCGAAATCTGCTGTGTATGTGAACGTCGCCATTTATGCCGCCAACAATCCGCCGGGGCGTTTTTGCTGAACCAGTTCGACCCGAACAGCGTTCGCCACCAATTTGCCCAGTTCATTAGCCTTGCCGGGATCGCCACTGGCTTGTGAGCCACCACCCTCGACGCTTACGTTCACAACGACGTTCTGGGTGCCGCCGCCACCACCGGCACTCTCGACGCCCAGCCGACCACTTGAGAGCCTCCGTAGCGGCATAATCGCCTCAGGACCAGCCTCGCCCATCACACCTAGCCCGCCGCCGTGACGAAACATCGTGGGCTGATTAACAACACCGCCGCTGGCGAACGCCATTACGCCCTGCGAACCAAAGGCGTTGCCGTTAGCATTTATGCTAACCTGACTGCCGCCACTGAAAGCGCCGCCGTTTGCCATAGGTAAGCCAAGAAACATCATTAGCGGTTTCATAATCGCTTGCTGAATAGCAATTCGAATTAGGTCCGCAATAATGCTGTTAGCTAAATTTTTGAACGACAGCTTTCCGGTCATGGCAAAATTCACTAGGGCGTCTTCGGTGCCTTTAAGCGCGTTTGTCCAAGCGTCAAAAGCATGTTGCCCGACGTTTGCAATGTCCTTGCCATATGATGTTATGGCCGCACTAGCCCCGCCGCCAAACGTATTTTCTTTTTGCTTCGCCAGCCGCTCTAATTCTTGGCCGTGATCAAACGCAGCCAACGCGCCATCTCTATAGGCTTTTGCTGTCGTGGTTTCCCAATCGACAATATGCTGATCAATTTCAGCAATCTTCTTTTTACGGGCGATCATTTGATCATAATCAAACGCAGTCATAGTCAGAGCCTTGCCCTGATCTAGAATGGCTTGCGTGTCGGCTTCCCAGCCGATTTTTGATTTGGCAATGTCTTTGCCTTCAGCATCAACCTTATTTTGCAGAACCCGCGCTTCGGTCAACTTATCAACCGCATCAGCGGCTTCTATCAATGCTGTTTTTTGCGCGGTCGTATCGTCTTTAAACTTACCCTGTGTGGTCTCAAACCGCATCAGCGCACCCTGTGCGCTCGTCACCTTGTCGCCATACTTCGCAAAGTTGGCAATTTCGAAATTGAGTTGCGCGGCCTTACCCTTTAGGCCACCAAGCGCAGCTTCGTATTCTTCAAGTTTCTTTTTGCCTTCGTCAGCCGCCGTGGTGTCCAGTGCGGAAAGATCAGGCAAACCGCCTTGACCTAGCCGTGGCGCGGCTGGCTTAACCGATGCCTGTTGACGCGCCTTGATCTGCGCGATGCTCCCGCTGCCAAAGACCAGCGAGTTTTTAAGCATCTTATCCATGAACGCTTTTTCAGAAAGATTGCGAGCCGTTTGGTCAGCGTCCCGTTCCTTCTGAAGCTGCTTAACTTTTTCCCAGTTTCCGTGAGCAATAGCCCAAGCCTGTTGCGCCGCCGTGGCGAGAGCGCCGCCGACATCCATAACCGCAAAGTAAACTTCGCCCAGAGCAAACGCCGCCAGACGGGCCAGTTCGCCCACGCCGTCGAAGAACGTCACCGCATCTGGGCCTTGGCTTTCCAAACCGCTGAACGCATCAATGATGTCGTTCAAGGTTGGCAGCAATTCCGTAGCGCCCACGATAGATAGGTTACGGAACTTAATTTTTATGCCTTCGATCTTGTCGTTGAAGGCGTCAGCCATTCGGGCGAAATCGCCAGACATCTTGCTTCCAAACTGCTCAATCGCGGCGCTGCCCATGTTCAGCGTTGGGATCATATCGGCCCCAGCCTTGCCGAACAGCTTCATGGACAAAGCGGCCTTTTCTGGGCCGTCCTTCATCGTCTTAAATTTGTCGGCAATATCCAGCGCCATCACACCGGCATCTTTTAGGTTGCCGTTAGCGTCTTTGACAGACAAACCCAGAACCTTAAAAGCACCCGCCGCCGCCTTGTTTCCGGTTGCTGCCTCGACTTCCGCCTTGGACAATTTGGCGAAGGATTTCGCGACCGTTTCAAGGTCAGCGCCAGCAGTAGCACCGGCATCAGAAAACGTCGAAATTGCTTCGACAGACACGCCGAATTTTTGCGACAGGTCGTTCAGGTGATCGCCAAGTTCGATGGACTTATAAATGAAATTGCCAAAGCCCTTGACCAGTTCAGCGCCAATGAACCCCTTGGCAAGAGCGCCAAACCGTTCAAAGCCCTTACTGATACCGCCGACGCTTTTGTGAAGACCTTCAATCTGTCTTTTTAGGGCGTCAATGTTCTGCTCACCGACAGTTTGCGCGGTGATCCTAACCTTGGCTTCGGTGATATTCATCGCCATTATTTCGCCCGTTCGTTCAATGCCTTCAACGCTGCAAATTCAATTATCTGAAGACCATCAAGAGTTTCTTTTTGATCTTCGATTTTGCAAACATCAAAAATGAATTTTGCTGCATTGTAGTCTAACCCAATAAACGCGCCTTGTGAAACGCGCCATTGAGTTTGAAGGCGCAAAAATACTTCCATAGTTTCCCAGTTCTCAGGAAACACATCAAAGTCTTCACCTTGCTGTATTTCCTCTAACTGAGCGATAACGTCTTCAGGCGCACCAAACCCCTTTAGATCAGCAATCGCGTCTTCGTAGGAAGTGCCGCCGCGCACCCAGTATTGCGCGGCGGCTTCTAGTTTTTTCTCTTAGCGCCAGCTAGGCTTTCCATCCAAGCGGTGACAGCCGAATTGGCGACCGTTGGAATGTCCAACAACATTGACAGCGCCTCTTCTGAAAACGGAATTTCGCCGCTGTCGTCGCTGACACCACGCCAGCCCACCATCATTTCACGACACACCGCGATATCGTTGGTCGTCAGATCGCGAGCATCAGCCATAATGGCGTTGATACGTTCTTGAGAAGTCCGCTTAAACTCAGCGTCGAAAGTCTGTTTTTCGAACCGCCCGCCGCTGGTAGGCAGTTCGATAGTTACCGGCCAAAAGTAACTGGCAGTCTGCTTTAAGATAAAAGCCACAAATCCCCCTTATTTGATTGTCAGCGTAAATTCGTCGTTACCAGCAGTCGTTGGCGTCAGCACATAAGGAACCGACAGCATAACGATCCCGTCCATGTCGTTATAAGACGGGTTCACAACGTCAACCGTGCTGGTCGCGGAAATGTCCACGATAGAACCGGCAACCGTGCCGTGGACAATCTGCATACTGCCCAGCGTAGTAGCCAGAGCGGCAGCAAAGAAGTCCTTGGCCGTGATCGTTGGCGCTTCAAACTGAACCGTTCCACCGGCCTTACGGTCGGTAAGGATCACGCTTTCGCTGTTCAGCAGGTTCCGGTAAACGACCTCGTTATTCATGTTCATGCCGAAGTCCGACATAATGCCGGAATAGCCGAAGAAACTGAACGTGGGCGTGTTTGCCTTGTTTACAGCCGTTGGCGTCTTGAACGCGGTGTAGGTTGCGGTCAACTGGGCAGCATCCACAACAGCGTTATAAACGCCCGTGAATGTGAATTTCATAACCGGCAGAGCCTTGGCGTTAAGAGTGATCTCGACGTTTCCACGACAGCCGGTGACTTTATGCAATGGAGACGAACCGCCGCCGTTGTCCTGAACCTGAACGTATAGCGTTACGCTGCTGAACGATGCAGACACCGGCGCGTAAGCAACGCTGACGCCCGCGCTAATGGTTTCAGCAAGGCCGCAAGCCTTGAGCAATGGACCATAGGCCGGGGCCGTTCCAGCCGCACCAGCGCCCTGAAGTTCAACTTCAAACGAAATGCCGACTTTCTGAGCCGCAATGATCTGATCGTAAGAACCAAAATACGGACGCACCAAACCACGACTGACAATTTCAGCGTCCAGTGGCGTGACATCAAGGTTGCGAACCAGAATGGCGTTGGCCGCGCCGGTAGGCGTTGGGTCAGTGCCATACACGCTTTCGGTCTTGGCAAGAATTACTCGCTTGCGAGAAAGTAGGGCCATTATAAATTACTCCGCCTTTTTCGGTTGATTAGCAGGAGCAACCGGCTGCTCTGCCAGTTCTAATGTTCGCTGCACTAACTCTCGCTTACCCGTCTTTGGGTTGAGAATATATGTACCGCCTTGACCTTGGTGTTCGTCCATATCTCACCTATACCACGGTTAAATCCGATAGTGAAGTACGGTAAAGAACCGCATAATCGCACGAAATGACACCAGCGGGCAAATCCGCGTCGAGCAATTCCCAGCTTGTTGATTGCGGCTGAACATCCATAGAAAGCCCGCCTAATCCCGTATCAAGCATTATCTTACTGTGTATGCTTTCAACCAATGTATCAGCAGCTTGATCTGGAACATCTGATCTCACGACGACAGAGATACGAACCGATAGGGTCCAGTCTAGCATCCATGAGTTAGAAACGACTGCATCGTCAGAAATCGGCTCGACAATAATCGCGGGCATTTCATCTCTGGATAGCGGCGCTTGTCGGCTGCGGTATACCCGCCCTGAAACGCCGGGAACCGTTGACAGTTTTTCAAGGAGCGACACCAGAACACGCTCGCGCTTAGTCGCAAAATCGACCGCACCCGTTGCCGCGACAGTCGCCGCACCTAGCGGTATGGATAGCGTGCCGACCTCGACTTGCCAGCCCTGAGACGCAACAGATGCCGACCCAAGTGTGACTGACAGAGCGCCGATGGCGATTGGCGTAATCTGACCGGCAGCAGATACTGTAGCCGCGCCCGTGGCCGCCGCGAGTGATCCTAGAGCGGTTTGAACGCCAGCCGCTGACAGTGTGGCCGCATTGAGTGTTTTAGAAAGCGTACCGACTTCGACTTGCCAGCCCTGAGACGCAACAGATGCAGCGCCTAGCGTGACTGCTACGGTACCAACTGCAACCGGCGTGATCTGACCAGCGGCAGAGACGGTAGCGCCGCCAGTGACCGCTGAGAGCGACCCCAAAGCGGTTCCCATGCCAGACGCCGACAGAGTGGCCGCATCAAGCGTTTTGGACAGAGTACCGTATGGACCAGAGACACCACTGGACGACACGGCGGCAGCGCCTAGGGTGATCGCTGCGGTGCCGGTTACGACTGGTGTAATAGCACCGGCAGACGAAAGGGTAGCCGCCCCCAGCGTGACAGAAAGTGCGCCTGTAGCGTTCAAAGCGCCAGCCGATGAAACAGTGGCGGTGTCTAGCGTTTTGGACAGAGTGCCATATGGCCCAGAAATGCCATTAGACGACACATTGGCAGCACTCAGCGTGATCGCGGCTGTGCCGACAGCGACCGGCGTAATTTGACCGTCAGATGAAAGAGTAGCGGTCCCCAATGTAGCGGAAAGTGCGCCTAGGGCGGCTCCAACACCAGACGCCGAAACCGTGGCGGCACCCAGCGTAATCGCGGCTGTGCCGTAAGGGCCAAAGATGCCAGCAGCAGACGCCGTAGCCGCGTCAAGCGTGATTGACAGAGTGCCGAATGTAGTGGCTGGGCTAACCGATCCAGCAGCCGACACCGTAGCATCGTTCAGCGTAATTGACGCCGTACCGAGAGCCGTTCCAAAACCGGATGCTGAAACAGTGGCACCGCCAGTAGTAATCGACGCTGTACCGTAAGGGCCGGGAATGCCAGCAGCGGATACCGTGGCGGTGTCGAGCGTAATCGCGGCTGTGCCTATCGCCGTTCCAACGCCGGATGCCGAAACACCAGCCGCTCCCAAGGTCACTGACAAATTGCCAGTGACCGCCCCTAGCTGGTTTGGAGCAAGGAGTAGTAGCAACATTAGTTTAGATCAGTAATTGAAGTTTATTCAGGGTGATCTGAACGTCACTGATTTGGTTCTGCACATCGCTGACCTGTGCGGTATCACCAAGAGCCAAAGCACTAGATAGCAAGGCGCTCAGATAAACTAACCGCTTTTTGTGTTGTTCAATTAGTTCTTCAATGCTGGACATATCTAGATCACCATCTGACGAAGCATTACGGTTGATGTGTTAAGAATAAAATTAACGTAAGGAATTACTGTAGCGCCATCTGTATATGGCGCTACAAACGCAGTGTTTCCCATGAGTGCAGCGCCCTGCGTATAAAGGGTAGTGGACCAACCCTCCATTGAGTTATTCAGCACGTCGAACTGGAACCAGCGGCCCGTTGCATCTTTTTGAATGTAGATGTAGTTGCCGAAATAAGCGTACTTTGTACCGGCTGCAAAAGTTTCGGTGGCTGGCGCATATGCGATGGCGTTCGCCCAAGTGTTAAGGGCAATATCGTAGGTGTCGATGATAGCGCCAGTAGTTCCGCGAGCAGAGTAGATGAAGCGACCATTTTTGATGGCGCTTTCATTGGTCCACGATGCGTCAGATACGGCCCATACCCAGTTAGCACTCATGCCGTTACCGGGAGCCGCAGCACGGGCTGTGCCGGGGGTAAGGGTGGTCCAAGTACCAGCGGTGATGCCGTAACGGTAGAGCGTAACAGCGTTCGATCCCGTGTAGTAGATGTAATCATCGTTTGCTTCGATGGCATAGACCGATGTCGCATCTAAGGCAGTAGTGAACACGCCGTTCAGCGTCAAGACAGTACCAGTGTTAGACGTGATCGACTTGATCTGGCCTACACCCGTACCCGCCGTGACCCGTAGCTGGTAGTTGGACCACTGGTTAGTCGTCCACGTCTTACCCGTTACCGTAATTGTGGCGTTGGTGGTGTTCGTAGCCGAGGTTGCCGTACCCGTCGCGAACGATACAAATCCGTTGTCCACATAGGACGGCGTGGCCGTTAGAACACTATCTGTACTGATAACCAGCGCGGGGGCGTTGGCTGACAGCGAAGTCCAAGTGTTTAGCGCGAAATCATAATAACGAAACACACCAGCCGTGGTGGTACCCAGAGAGCCGATGGCGTTCAGGACGTACCAGCGAGGAGTCATCAGGCGGAAGACCGACGCTGATGTAATAGCAGTGCTGAAGGCTGAAGTGACGGTGATAATACTGTTTGCGCCGACCGTGGCTTGCTGGATCGTGCGAACGTCGCCAGCACCGGGGCCAGCGGTGATCAGAACCTGATAACCAGCCAAACCGCGAGCAAGTGATAAGCCCGTATTAATGGTGGTTGTGGTACCACCCGTTGCCGTACCCGTAGGGCCGACGCAAGTCGCGGTCGCACAGGCGCCTGTACCAAAGGTGCCCGCTAGAGCCGGGGATGGAACCTGAACCCAGCCGTCTTCGAATGGGTTATAAAGATATGCCACCGTGGCGCTTTGAACAAATAACTGCTGCTGCTGCACCATGCGGGAAGGGGCGATTACGGAACCAGAGGCAGATGCCGCCGGAGCGGGCGTCACCATTTCCCAACGCTTTAGGTCGAGCAGTTTGCGATTGACAACGGTTGTGGTCATTTACGTCACCGTGATGTTGCGGCGCAGATTGTCTGCGCTCATGTGCATTAGGGCGGGAATTTTATCGACGGCAGCCAGACCCCCGATGTTGGTCTGGTTCGTTACCGTGCCGACAGTGGTAACTGTACCGACCGTAGTCACGGTGGCTAGCGTCAGCGCACCCGTAATGGCGTCTACAACGACCCGCTGACGGCCAGCCGCATCCGGCAAGACCTTGCCGATTGTGTTAGTCAGCGCACCGATCATAATTCGAAGCTGTTCAATAGCTTCAATTAACTCACCGTAAACTGCCACAGGAAGAGGGTCGGTCACGGACACATCAACATATGCACCATCGACGCCAAAACCGTTTTTGATCCGCTGGTGTTTTACGCCAGCAATATCATCAGACGCAATTACGTCGCCGCCGCTACCGGGGTTGAGCGTGGTGTTATCAGCCATGATTAAGCGTTCGCGTCAGTCAGCGTGAATGAGGTGATCGAAATCGGCTGCGAACTGGTCAGCGCGGCGCTAGGCGACAGGATCATATCCGTGCCGGTGGTGCCCACGGAACCCTGTGCATGGCAAGTAGTGCCGGTGCTGTCCAGAATGCGGAAATATCCCGCAGTACCAGCGCCAGAAGCAGTACCAGACCACGTTCCAGAAAGAGCCTTTGACCCAGACGATGCCGCCGCCATCCAGTCACTAGGCAAGGTCAGCGTGGCAAGCAGCGTTCCAGATGCCGCCGTGGCGCAATCCGCTGGCTGAGTGCCGCTGTAAAGGCGAAGCTGGGCGGACGTGCCAGTAGTAACTTCCACTGCGTCAAGACGTGCATTTCGAGCGGTAACAGAGAACTGAAGGGCCATTGGAGCCTCGCTAGGTTGCTAAATTTTGAAGGTCGGTTCGATATTGAATGATAAAGTCAAGCGACACTATACCAGAATTACTATCAGTCTCAAGGAGTTCAAACCCCGTTCCAGACGGTAATAGTTCATAACACAAGCCGCCAAGCGACGTATCAGCCATTATCTTAGAATGAAGTTCTTTGACTATAGGGTCCGCGACACTATCAGGCACTAATCCCCGTACGATTACGGAAACTCGAACCGTCAATTCATCGCGCAACTGAGATAGCGTGTTTTGGTTCTGCCGATCTGTTACCGGCTCAACGACAATAGCCGGAGCCTCATTTCGTGCAATTGGCGTTACCCTGCTTCTGTAAACAGGAGCGTGTGTATTAGTCTGTAGGAGCGTGACTATCGCGCTTAATATTTGTTCGCGAATAATCATTGTTAAACCTTGGACAGTAGAATTTCTGTTAAAGCACCGTCGTCTACCTGTCGGGCCTCTCTGACTTGATACAAAACACTGTTAACCGTGATGTTGTCACCATATCCAGCACCGCCAAATTCTGATGTTTTCACGGTCAATAGGTATTCGTTAGACAAAACCATGCCACCGCCCATCACATTAGTTGGCGCGTCAAGGATGCCCTTACCTGTAACAGTTGACCAAACAACAGTATGGGCAAAATCACCAAAAAAGACTGTTAGATCATCACCGATCACCGGAACGAACCTTTGGCGTGGGCTGAACAGCCTCGATTTTGTGGCCGTGCGCCTTAGCTTGCGCGGGAGTTAGTTCCACAATATCCCCCGGCTTGTAGGGGTCTGGGCGTAGGCCATAAATGTAAAAATTATCGCGAATTTTATACTGCATGGATCACCCAGAATATAGAGGGTGACTTTTCAGCCACCCCCTCAATTTCAGACCAATTAGGCGGTCAGGGCGTCAGTCATGGCGCTGAAGGACGCCGCGTGGCGGACCCCAATGTCAACCGACTGCAAAGCGCGAATATCAATCGAACCAGCATTGAAGCCAGCGCCGTAAGGATTGGCGAGAACTTCAAGAACGCCGAACTCACCGATGATCAGTTCGTTCCAAGCGCCGAAGACGACGGTGGAGCAAACGCCCGATGCGGTGCCCTTGGTGCCGGTAGACGACACTTGGTTAGAGCGGGCAACGGCGTAACCGTTGATCTCGCCGGGGGTGCCAGACTGAGCGCCAACCATCGAGCCAGTCCAGAGGTACTGGCCGGTGGTGGACTTCAGCTTCTTGAGCGCACCGATGGCCTTGGCGTTGGTCAGATAGGCAAGGTTGCTATCTGGGCCGTTTGCGGCGGTCACTTGGGTTTCCAAATCAATCAAATGATCAATCGTGATAGCCGCACCGTTGGTGCCGCCGACGACCGAACCGATGCCAGAGGTATTCAGGATACCGCGTGGCTGGTTGGACGAACCCGTACCGGAGAGTGCAGCAAGGTCGATACCGAGAGCAATCTGGGCAGCAAGGTCGTTGCGAACCAGCACTTCGATGTCAGGGGTGGACTGCATCATCATCATACGCGACATCTGCGAGCGAGCGCCCAGCGTCTTCGGAGACAGGCTGATCTTATCAAAAGTGCCTTCGGCTTCCGTCACGTCGCTAGCTTCAGCAACCCAATAGGTGCTGGTGGCTGCGGTCTGGCGCGGAATGTCCACGTTGCCGGTCAGGCCAGACAGCATCTGAGCGCCAAGCTGAACGACGCGGGCCTTGTTACGCAGCAGTTCGATGAACGAACCAGCCAACAGGTTCGTGGCAACCAAGGTGCCGCCGGTCGTGCCCGAACCAGCCGTGCCGACAGCGTAAGCCGCACGGTCAAGCGTGATGTTCATAGGCATGAAGAAACCGGGGGTGTCCTTGCCGGTGCGCTTGGCAATGGCTTCGGAACACTCACGCTCAAAGCCAGCATCTTTCCAGTTGCCGGTGACTTGGGCGCGGATCGCGTTAACCAGCGAGTAATCCCGCTTTTCCTTGTCGGTCAGGCTCAGATCGGCAGCGCCTTCAACAACGGGCTGGTGACGAACGCCAGCGATTTCGAGGAACGCCGATTTGGCTTCGTCGATGGAACGGCCACCTTCGATCAACTGGCGGGCCAGATCGGCCTTTTCAAACCGCTCGCCAAGCGAGCGGATGGTTTCGATACGGGCGCGTTCGGCGTGAGCCGCTTCGGCGCGTACCGCAGACATATCGACCACGGGGGCCGCAGCGGCTTCAGTCATAGCTTCAACTTCCTTGTGTTCTAGTGGGGCTAAACCGCGAACAACAACGTCGCGGCCATCCTCTGTTTCAGAGCGCCCGATACCGACCGATTGGTCAGCGGGAATTGAAACCAGAGAAACTTCAAGAGGCGACCAAGAGGTTGCCGTATAGGTGGACTTTCCGTCGCGGATAGCCTCGACCATTTCATTGATCCGATATCCAAACGACACGTTGCGGATGATGCCCGCACGAACGTCGTTCATAACCTGTTCGGCCATTGGCGATGTGCCAAAACGAACGGTGGCGTAACCACGCTTGTCGCTGCCGATACGGGCGCTTTCAACAACGCCGATCATCTGGTTAGGGTCATGGTTCCAAAGCAGCGGGGCAGCATCGTTCAGGCGCGTAAGGTCTGCCGTGCCGGGATCGTGCGAAAGAACTTCATCACCGAACCACCGCTCAACAGGCATCTCCGATGAAAACGCAAATTCAAGCGACCGCGCTTCACCATCCAACGAAAGGGACGACTGCTGCCCGCGAGTAAGTGCGGGCAGCGTCAACTTCCTCAATTCAACATTCTGGGTCACTAAATAGACACCTATTAAAAACCGATGGACGCATTATGCCAGATTGCGTGAATTACGCAACATCTTGTGCCTCTGTATTAGCCGACCCACTAGATGTGGTGTCTTCAGGCATCTCTGGGTCTTCCTCAACCGGCGCGGGCTGGGCTTGGCCCTGCTCCGTTACCAGTTCAGGGTCGGTGTCGAACACTAGGTCAAGCTGATCGCACAGATCGTTTTCACGGGCGCGGGCGTAGGCCAGTTCTTCGAAGTCACCACCGTTCTGAGCCACCACGTCGGTCAGCGTCATGAAACCGCTGCGAACAGCGGTCTTGTAGGCCGCGATTTCCTTGGCAGGGTCGATCCATGCCCAGCCGCGAGGTATCCACCGGACGTTTTCGTAACGGTCGCGGTCCATCTCATAGCCGGGAAGGTTCAGCGTGTTTGACAGGGACGCCATTTCTAAGAACGCCTCCATCACCCGCTGATGGAAACTGTCGATCATCCAGCTTTGCAACGCCCGCCATGTGTCGCGGTCGTCCAGCAGAGCTAGGCGTGACGATGAATAGTTCGACTGCGAATAATCCCGCGACAGCGCCTCATAGGACACGCCAACGCCAGCGGCCACGCCCCGCAGCATGTACCGCATGAACGGATCAAGCAGACCGGACGGGCGGCTTGGATTAAACGACGTGAAACTTTCGCCGGGGGCTAGAGTGCTGATTTTTCCCGGCTCAAACGCTGAAACCCGCTCATTATCAACGACACCTTCTCCCTCAAACTCAGGGTCTGGCGTAGTGATGAAACCCATCTGACACGCAGACGCACGGGCCGCGATCACTTCGGCCTCTTCGTAGCCCGTCATGTGCCGCAACCGCGTCATGGCGGATGAGAACCAAGGCAAGCCGCGTGTCTGGCCGGGGCGGTCAGATCGGAACAGGTGGATGATTTCAGACGCAGGAACGCGAGTGCGTGGGCGGATGCCGCCAGCCTGATTGTATTGATAATCGCCGGGATGGTTCTGAAAAAACCAATACGCCACGGGCCGATACCACTTATCGACTTCGACGCCCATACGGATTTGGTTTCCGTTGTCGTGGGTGCCGTTATAATTTTCGTCCAGATAGTCGGCTTCGATCACTTCCAGTGCTAACGGCACGGGCGACCGGCCAAACGATTGACGAACCATGCGAACGAAAACTTCGCCGCTTTCCGCAACCGAACGGATCAAAACCCGCTCAATTTCCGAAAAACACATCACACCGGCAGTGTGACAGCTATCGGCACGGGACCATTTACGCCAAGCCGTTTCAATCGCGGAATTGGCGACGGCATCCATTTTACCGGCACCGGGACCACGCGGGCGCGTAACTTGCGCTTGCAGCTTTACGCCCTGCCCGACCACATTGTTCTGGATCGTCCGCAGCGCGTTAACGACGTAATCATTATTTCGGCCAAGATCGCGGGCGCGGTTCCGAAGTGGCCGCAAAGCCATGCGGGTTTCGGCATCCTGTGACGTGGAAGAAGCCACCCAGTCGGACAAGAGCCTTCCGCCCTGTGCGCCGGTATATTGGCGCTTTGCCGGGGCCGGTTTAGGCTTACTTGGGAACGGCCACATCAGGAAAACCTTACGAACGTGTTTCTGGGATCGCCAAGGCCATTGGCGATAGATTGGGCTTGCCGTTCTTTTGCGATAATCAGTTTCAGGCGGCTTTCCAGCGCCAGCAGTTCAGTCACCGGCTCATTACGCAGCCTTCGGGTTCCGATGGAATATTCAGCAACAACGCCGCCAGAAATCCGTGACCGGATCGCGGCCTGAACGGCTGCAAGGTCAATTTCGGCTTGGGTTCGGCCATCAAAACCGGCGGAAGCTGTCGCCAAGTTCCGACTGATCGTGATCTGGCCGGTGCCCAGCGTGACCTTTTCAGAACCCTTGGTAGCCGTAGCTTGCCAGTAATAATTAGGGGTATTGGTGCCGCTGGATACGGCAGTAAACCCTGCCGTCTGAGCAGACGTTAAGGATGTTTCCCACCCCGTCTGATATGCGGTGCTGGCAACGGTCAAGATCGTTGGACCGCTGAAATACCAATTCAGCGCCCAGCCATCTGACGAAATCATATTGCCAAGGTTGTCGCGTCCCGCAACATCCCGCCAAGTAACGCTGTCGCCCTGAATTATAACTGATGGAATTTTCAAGTTGCGCTACCAATTCGTCACAAATGAAGACGGCCTACGCACCCTACCCTGACGGGCCGGTTTTTGCAATACTTCGGTTTCTTCGTGGTTTTTCTTGCGCGGGGTCGAGCGCCGTTCAAATTGTTCCCAGATCGACCGCCGGTTAAATCGCATGTACAGCGACTGCATGGCCGCTAGACCATACACGAACGTATCCAGTGCCTCATTTCGTGCGCCAGTTTTCTTTTCCCACGTCCGCGTAGGGAAACCCTTTGAATATCGCGTGACCAATCGTTCAGCCGTCAACTGGTCGAAATAATTGGGCGGTAAATTGGCGTGGAAGTGAATAAACCCCGCCCCGGCCTCCATCAGTTTCAACCGGCTGTAGATCGTAGACTTAGCCGTATCTGTGCCAATAGGCCAAACTTCCGCGCCGTTCTTCAGGGTCTGGCGCTTCAGGTTCAGGTCCACCTTGGTCGGTCGTCCAATGATCGGCTTGTTTTTCTGGGACTGGCCTTTGACCGCCATCACGTTCAAGGCGCGATGTTCGCGAGCGAAGGCGTAAACCTCATGGGTAAAGTGACCACCGCTGTCGATACAGGCGGCGCTAATCGGCAACGGTTCGTAAATCTCATGTTCGACGGGACGCTTCAGCACGTCGGCCAACTGCGACCAGATTTCGGGGCGGGCTGGGTCGCCATAGATCGCCTGATGATCAATCACCCAGCTTTCTTCGTCGCGGCCCCAGCCAATCAGCGTGACCTCTAGGCGGTCGTCCTGTGTGTCAATCCCGGCAGTGATCGCCAGAACACCATCAGGCGCTACACCGCCCGTGTAGAACTCCACACGGTCGATCAGTTCACCCGCGCCGATCTTTGCAGCGGCTTCGTCTTCCCACGTCTCCCCAAGGATCGTGTTAACCCACGTTTTCAGCAAAGGCGGATCGCCCTTCGCCTTCATAAATTCGTCCACGATCTCAGACCATGATTTCCAGCCCAGCGGGCTGTACAGCGACGACAGGTGGAACCCCGCCGTCCGCCCGTCGCCCGTGGCCGTGGGTTGCCACCGGCCCTTAGCCATCATTTCGGTTTTCTGGTGTTCAAAGATCACACAGCCGTTGTGTTCGCAGACGTAATGGGTCGTGCTGGCATCTCCCTCATCCCACCTGATCTGTTTCCATTTCAGCCACTGCGGTTCATCGCAATGCGGGCACGGCACGAAGAACCGCCGCTGGTCGGACGCCAGATATTCGCGTTCGATCCGGCTGGTTTCCTTAACGGTAGGCGTCGAACACATGAACACCTTGCGGCGGGCAAATGTCGTGGTCCGTCGTTCGGCCAGCGACACCGGATCACCTTCGCCTTCAATGTCGGACGGGTAGCCGTCGATTTCGTCTAGGAACAAATACCGCACAGGCATCGACCGCAGACCCACGGCGCTGTTGGCACCCGTGATGATCATCACACCGCCGCTGAACTCTTTCACCATCATGGTGTTCGAACTGTCACGGGCGCGGCTGTCCGCGATCCGCTCGCGCAAGACCGGGGTTTCGTCAATCATGGGTGCGATGCGCTGTTTAGATAGGCGCTTGGCGGTGTCCACGGTCGGCTGAACCAGCATCACGGGGCCGGGGGCCATGTGGATGATATAGCCCAGCCAGTTATTCCCGGTTTCGGTCTTGCCGACCTGTGCGCCAGCCATGAACACGACACGCTGGGTTGGGCTGGACGGTGACAGTTCGTCTAGGATATCCCGAAGGTATGGTGTCCGATCAGTCCGCCAGCGCCCCGGTTCGGCAGATGCCTTTTGTGACAGCATCCGGTATTCATCCGCCCACTGGCTGACGGTGAGGTCAGGGTCAGGCGTGATACCAGAGACAAAGGCGCGGCTGTAAACGGCAGTCATTCGCCAATACCCTTGACCACCTCTGCAATGGCAGTTCGAATTTCCGCCATCATCTTCGCGTGGATTACAAACGGTTCAGTCATACCGGCTAGTTCAGCAGCGAGCCGATCAGGGATCGCAAGCATGGCGTCCCGCGTAATTCGGGCAACTCTAAACGCCTCTTTTTTGACGGCTTCCGCTTCGACCAGAATTTTTGATTTTTCTTCATATTCGATCTTCGCCAGCTTCGCCTTGTATGCGGCTTCCAGCGTTTTGCTTTCCATTAATGAAGGAATTTCATCAGCCGTTAAACCGATCTTGGCCGCAGCTACCAATATCTTTTCGTCGGCATCCGCTGGGCGTGGCTTTTTGCGGTTGGCAGAATGTGCGTTTTCACCACGACCGGGATGTGTATTTTTGGCCCATAGTTCGTCGGCCAAGGCAATATTTAGCTTACCATTTTCGTCTACGGCACCGGCAATTCGGCCAGACTTAACAGCAAGGTCAACAGCTTGAGTAGATAAGTTTCTAAGCCTTGCGTATGCGGGCCTACTTACATTCTTTTCCGTCATATTGTCCCTGTAGAACTGTCATTTCTTTGGTCTTTATTGACCGCTATTTATGCGATTAAAATCTATACACCAAGCAACCCGATAGTCTAGCACTAGCGCGTCACCGGGGTTCGAATTACCCGCGACGGGGGGTGGCCCAAAAGGTACCTAAAGGGGGTGGGGGTGGGCAGGACTGTGACATATATGTCACTCGCCCCACTTAGCCAGAGCCTCGCTCAATGCCTGATCGAAGTAGGCAGCGAAGGTGCGCGACACCGTGGCCTCGACGGTTTTGAAAAACGGTAGGCGCTGGCGATAGGTGGGCACCTTGTGCGTGAATATGAATATGGGCTTGACCGCGCTGCCATGCGCGAACCCGAAACGTTGATATATCCCCGGCTTCAGTCCACCTTCCCGCTTAGTAACAGCGAACCACTGGGCCTGACGCCCTCGCGCTCGCTTTGCGCTGGCTGCTGTGCGGTTCTGGTATGGATCACTTGACGATCTCAACGCTGATAGGATTTGCGTGAAGATGCGAGCAGGTACGTTGCCATAGGCGTCCGTGGGTGCCGCCTTTGTTGGTATGGCATACATCCCATGAGGCAGGACACCAGCGGCCTGTAGTGCCCGCTCATACCGCTTCAGGCGACGTTCACCGCCGTATATCTCAGGCGCTAGGAACTTGATTGCTGGTGTGCCCTTGGACGCGAAGTCCTTAATCATCACTTCAGCGGCCTTGGTTTCCTTGGTCGCTGCCCTGACAAACAAGCTGTTTAGGGTGTAGCGCGTGGGTCGGTCGAACACCTTGGGCATGGACGCAACCACATCGTCCTTGCCCTGCTTTGCTGACTTGGTGAGCGCGATATAGGTGGATCGCGGGATGTGGCGCGATCCAAGGGCGCTTAATGATTTCGTGACCCTAATCACATCGTCGGTAACACGAAACGTCAGCATTGAACCCTCAAACGCCAATTAGCCTAAAAAGGGTCCAGAAGAACCCGAATACAACAATGGCTTCTACAGCCATACGAACCACTGAGCCAATAGTAACGCTTTTAAGCAAATCGGTGAAACAAATTTCTTGGTGATCGTTCATTGGTCGTCTCCCCTATATCCATGAACCGCTTCGCTAACACGACCGGGGTTAACACCAAATTTATTTGCAACGTCCTGAAAAGCCATATTAGGGTTTCTCATCACAAAATTACGGATGTTGGTTTTAGTCTCGCTGTCCAATCCCTTACGGGTTGTCGGAGCGCGAGTGTAGGTGCGGCGATAAGTGGCCCGTGCCAGATCGGCCAGTTCTGGGTCACTGTGAACCAAAGCCAGTTCAAAGAGCCGTTCGCGAATTTGTAGAATGGTTAGTTTGGTCATGTAGTCCCTTTGATGTTGGTGGGGGCCGAAGCCCCTCCGTTAAAATCAAACAGTGGTGCGATTGAAAAATACAACCGCGTCATTAATGAAGTCTTCATCGAACTTGTGCTCGTCCGCGAACGCCTCCCAGTAACGACCGTCATCGGAGTAGGCCACACGAGTGGCGGGGTTCTTAGGATAGCCGCGAACAAAATTGCGATCCGGAAGGAACTTTATGGTGATCTGATCTGCGGTGGTCATGTGGGTCTCTCCGTGGGGTTAGTGGGGATTATTTCACGTCACCATATTTGCGATCCATTGCGGCAACCAAATCACGCAATTGGGTTGGCGTGATGGCAATAGAATTCTCACCGGTACTGATGGCGATGAAATCAAAATCACTATCGCCATTAGGCATGGTTCTGAAGTGAGCCGTAAGGTCTGTGTCGGCGTCGATGCGTGCGAAAAATAGGTCTTTCATGTGGGTCTCTCCGTTCGTGTGACTGTCTATTCCACACAATAAACATGTAAAATCATTATACGCAACACCCTATTTGTAATTCTCCCGTAATTCTTCGACTAATTGCGAAGATAATTTTTCGACGGCCTCCCTAGCCGCGAAATACTCCCCTTGGACGTAGGCGTAACGCTCATGCGCCCGCTTCAACGCAAACTGAGCCTGTGTGAGTTCGTGTTCGATCTTTTCGATGTTCATGGCGTCATCCCATTGATTGCGTCACAGATCAGCTTGGCTGTTCCTTCATTGCCTACCACACAGACCACCCAGCCCTGTGTGTCCAAAATCTCAAAATCACCCCACCGACCGTGTTTTCGGTACGTCCAGTTACGTTTCATGAAAAACCTCAATGATTTCATAGACCTAACGGTCTAAAAACCGACCGTAAGTCAAACCGTTAACGAATAACCCTTTATAATCAATCTACTAACGGTACTTACACTTACTTACGGTTTTAGAAATAGAATAGAAGAGAAATCTTTTACACTCCATCAGGTTCATAAAGTGTAAAAGTTTTTCTCTAATATACTATCATGTAGCGTTAGAACCATAAGAACCGTAAGTTGAACTCTTTTTGTTAGTGTTTTCAGTAGGTTGTCACTTACGGTAGCCCACGCCAACTTACGGTTAAACCGTTAGATTTGGACAAAAACGGACCTCGCCTCCGATCCGGTGTATCCAAAGTAGATCACGCCCGCCGCGCTTGAGTTTGGCAGACGCCGCAAAATCTTCCCCCAGTTCACGCTCCAAGGCGTCCCGCGTAAGAGCCGCTTCAGGCCATCAGCGGTGTTTGAGACATAAATGCCGGTCCGTTCGACCTTGATCCCCAGCCTCCCCAGTGCCTGTTTCGCGTACTCGTGGGTGTCGTATTCCTGCCCGCGACACACCTCGACCAACTCCCCCACGGCCTTGCGACTGGAACCGCGGTCGGTAGGAACGTCGGTTATTTGCTGCATCAGGAAGTCTAACAGCATCTGCTCATCCGACTGGCCTTGGACCTCCTCGCGCTGTTCATCCATGTCCTTGTCGTACAGCTTCAGCCAATCCTTAGCCTGTTCGAACGTCACCCCGTTGTCGTTGATCAGTGACCACGCACCGGCCAGCAGCGCCCCAATCTGGTCGCCCGCCCGTTGCTCGCCCAGAACCGCAGCCGCTGCCTTGGCGAACACGTCAGCGTTATGGCGGATCGACACAGCGTGATTGATCGCACGGGCGTAGAACCGTTGGATGAACTCTTCGGTCAGTAGGCTGGCCTCTGCCGCGAGAATTTCTTCGAACTCATGATGTTTGCGGTCGGCGCTCAGTTCGACCACCGAAACCCGTGAACGGTCGGACTGCTGAACCAAACTGGCGTTGATTGAACTGAAGGCGAAACACGACCGAACCTGAAACGACATCGCGTGGCCGCTCACAGACCCCTTGGCGATCCGCCCACCGGCTTCGGACGATGATTGGCGTACCAATGCCAGAATACGCTGGAGGCGGTCACTGGCCCTCGTGTCCTCGCCCTCTGCCTCATCGAACAGGACTGGCAGGGCGTCGTGCTTAAGCGACTGGCGCACACCGGCTTCGGTGGTCTCACCGACGACGAACAGGCAATTGTCACCCAGCACAGGCCGGATCACCTTAGACATAACGTGGGTCTTACCGGACCCCTTAGAGCCGACCACCCAGATGTGCGGACGCCAGCCTAAGACACCCCCGATATGTGCCGTAACGCACCAGCCAGCGACCAGCAGCGCGTCGATGTCACGCTGCCAAGGTAGCATCTGGACCAGATCAAGGAACCGGCTGGCCTGATGCAGCGGCAGACTGTTGTCGATGTCCGCCCTCATGGGCAGACCCTGCTCGTAAATGTAGGTCGATCTGACAGCCACGGGTTTACAGGGCTGGCGGTCCACATAAACGATGTCCCCTAAGTGGACGATCAGGCGACCGGCATCGTACCAAGCCCCACGTCCCCTTAGCATGTCGGGGCTAAAGATACCCTTGGCGTGACACATCCGCATCATGTGTTCAGCGGCGTTGTCATACTCCGCACCGTTGCGACCGGGATATTCACGGTCCCAGTACATGCGCGGCGCGATTGACCAGAGATTGTTCTTAGAGTGCTGGGCCGGTGTCAGTGGCACGACCTGTTGGGTGCCGACCGACAGGTAGTAATAAGTGCTGCCGTTAAAACCTAGAGGCTTAAACGGCGTGTCAGGGACCTCTGTAGGCTCATCAGGGCGTACAGGCTCGTTATGCTTAAGAACAGGCACCCAATCAGGGCAAGCGATATACAGCCGACCAAGATCACGCTGAGTGCCACCATTGTTGATCCAATCAAACACGTCACCCTTATTAGGAAGGTCAGGAAGGCGAAGAACACGGATTTGACGTGCCTTGCCATAGAGTGAAGTGGCGACGACATTGGCGTGATTTTCTCCGGCTTCATCGTTGTCTGGCAGGATGAGAATGTCTCGACCGGCGAGAGCGGCGGTGTAGTTGTCCTGCCACTTTCCTGCACCACCGGGGTTACAGGTCGCGACGACACCAATTTTAGATAATGCTTCAACATCTTTCTCACCCTCGACAATAACCACCAGTTTATCAGATGCTGCCACGGCTGGCAGATTAAATAGTATACGCTCTGATGCCGGTACAGACCAAGACCAGCCACCGCTACCATCTGGGCGACGTTGCCGAAAGTCTTTGGGTTCATACCGGACGACCTGTAGTTTTACCTCGCCCGTGTCTGGATTGACATAATCATAGGTGGCAACAATGGTTTTTTTAACACGTTCGGTTTGACGTGTTAGCGGAAGCGGCTTTTCGTTAACATGTTCCGGCCACAAATTGCGGCGTTTAAGGGCGTCAATCACCGCAACGGGATCGCACCCAGCGTGGCAATGGACCAGAATTTTACCGTTGTCGGCATCACTGACCGACATTGACGGCGATTTATCGTCGTGTGCTGGACAGATGGCCGAATAGCCCCCCGTCGTCTTGGAATGTTTACCAAGACCCCGCGCTATCTGTTCCGCGTTCATTTTCCGTTGTTCCTGATGTGGATCAGCAGCCGCCATGCGGGGCCGGTCGGCTGCGTTCGGCCAGCCTCCCAGTTGTGGATGGTCTGGCGGGTTACACCGACCGTCTCAGCAAACGCCGAAACGGTCTGGTGGGCGTCCAGACGAATTTGTTTAATCTCAAGTCCGGTCATCCCCACACCCGCTTCAGCCAACGGTTAACCGCATCGTGATAAGCAATGGTGGCTTCCTCTAAGGCCTCTAGGGTTTGTCGATTTGCTTCCTGTGCCGCCTCAAAAGCGGTGCGGGCTGCTGCCCAGCGTTTGACATACTCAGATGTGGGCAGATACCCGGCCTCTGCGGCGGCAGTATCCCAATCTTGTTGATCGGTCATTGATCATTCCCTTCATCAAAAACTGGAAACACAAAAGCACCAAATCCCACCCAAAATAGCCCAAATAAAAAAAGCCCTCGCCCTACAACTGACCATTCACTGGGCGGCACCCACTGCCAATTTAAAAACGTGGGGATAGCTAGTACTCCGACAATGTAAATGGCGGTACAGATCAACATTCTTTTTAGGGCTTTATTCATCACTTATTCTCCTTCTTCCGGTAAAGCAGCGAGGGGAAACCAAAGAGCCAAATTAAAAAGAGCGTGGCGAAAATAATGACCTCTGATCTTGATCCATGACTCCAGTAAATCAAAATTAAAAATGGGTAGATGCAAGCCAACAATAAATTTAGCCACCTAATGCCAATTGCCCGAACCACGCGCTTGATCCCAATGGCATGATAGCAGCGCCAACAGATATTCTGTGCCATCCCATCAACATATTGAATGTAGGTCGTTGGACTTGACGACGAATAGGTTTTCTTGCAGCGGCGGCATGGATACTTCTCTTCCATTACTCCCCCTCCTCGGGCTGTAGGGCGGTCGTGGGAAGCCCCGCACGTTTGGCGCCTTTTCTAAATTCGTAAAGAGCACTCTCTAAGCCCCGAAATGCATCGGTGCGGGCGTCGGGTCCTGATGGTGTGCCGTAAGCGAAAATCACGTTGTCAACGGCGTCGGCTAAATAACCAAAGTGCTCGATGGCATAATCTTTGTCGGTACGCTCGCTCATGCTACGTTCTCCGGCTCGGTGATGATGGCGTAGTGGGTGACGTTTAGCCAAATACTATTTGGGCCTTTAACCTCCCGCATAAACATAACGAGTCCAAGTCGTAAGATTAAAACTTCCGCGCCCGCCGCAACTGGAGACACACCCGACCCATCATGCTTAACCCAAACCATCCCCGGCTTGGCCTCTTGACGCTCCAGTTCGCGGCCTCGTTTTACGGCCTTAAGAAACCAATTATCTAAAAACGGATGACAAGATCCGTTGCCGTATTCATTCGCCAAACACTCAGCCTCCGCCAAGTCAGGATCAACCGCAACGGGCGGCGTCCCTCCCTCGCGGGCTAGGCGGGCGGCGGCTTCTACATATTTTTTCGCTTGTTCCCAAGCCTCATCAACTCGCGCTCGAGCTAGTTGTTCTGGGGTCATTTTTATTTCTCCTGCTGCTTGGTCTAGTTGTTCGTTTTTCATCCTGCAAAACCTCTTTTAACTGCATGTTCCACAATTTCTTCGGCAGACAGAACGCCAATCCCATCTACTTGCCAGAACCCCTTGCCGTTGTTAGGCACAGGTGGCTTTTGCCGGTCGCCCCATGTTTCGTTGCTGCCGTCGCGCATCTTCAGGTCAGCCTTAAAAACATTGGCTAAGTGTCGGCGTAGATAATCAGCGGCTTGACCAGCTACGGACCAGTCAATCACTTTGTTTTCAGCGGGATACCACTGCCGATCTGGCGACCACCGCTTGGTGGATTTAGCGACAACGGGCTTACGCTTCTTGGTGACGACGCCGGTTTGGGCAATCCAAAACCGGATAACCCGCCGATTGATCCGGTAGTGGGCGGACAGTTCGTGCCGGTACATGGTCGGTGCGATGTCTGCCCAGTCATCAGGTAGCCGGTTGACCTTGACCCGTAGAAGACGTTCTTCTGGTGTAAGCATACAGAGTTCTTCCTGACCAGTTTCAACCAGCCAGCGGCTTACCGTTGTCCAACCAGCACTGTAATGCTTTTGTAAAGCACTGCGGCTTAGGGTTTTGGACTGATGAACAAAATCTTCAGGACAGGCGCGAATAGGTGCTTTGCCAAAAGTCATGCCACTGTTCCGTACTGAACAGCGCGACGTAGATGCTCGACAAAGAAACATTTCATCCCGTGTTCGGTTGCGTATTCCTTAGCCAGACCCAGAAGGGCAGCGTCGGCTTGCTTTAGCTGGTCAGCGAGTATGTCCCGCCGTTCGATTTGTTTTTTAATTTGCTGCGTGGTCACTTGATCGTCCCCAAAGTTTCACACTCCCTGTGTGTGATTATTTTGGTAAAGTCATTTTACGATCAAGCCAAGCCCTTTTTTTGCATCGATCACATTTTTCGCGATCACACCCAGACCACCAGCCTTAATTAGCTGTTTGATGAAGTGTATTTGAGCCGGTGTGGCGCGGCCTTTCGGGCCTTTGACTTCGACCGCACAGAACACAGCGAACTTATTGCCGAGCATTTCAGGGGTAATTGTAACGGATCGCCAGCCTATTAGGTCTGACGATCCGACACATAGACCCGCGTGTAGAATGCGAGGGTTACGAATAAGCACAGAACCATCAGGCAGCTTGCTAACGTCGCCGGTCCATGCGGTGCCGACGTTGTTACGAAACAGGGTTACGTCCCTGCCCAGAGCAAGCCTGATCTCGTTCTGTGCCTTGTGTTCACTCACAGGCAATCTCGCCGCCCAGCGCCGTGTAGCCCGCCTTATCAACCCAGCTATCTAGATGATCTGGGCTGGTGATCAGCCGACAGGTCTTGACCCAATCCATCGCCAAAGCGACTTCATGGGCCTCAACCGTTCGACCAAAAATGACTGACCAGCCTTGCGCTATGCGTGAAAAGTTAACTGCGGCAGTGCCGTAGTCCTGATTTCGCTGGCCGTTAACCAACGCTCCTGCGGTCGCCAAGATTTCGTTTCGGTCAATCATGCGTCACCTCAAAACGGAATATCGTCATCAGGAAGTGCGGACTGTTTGGCCCCACCACCACCAGTATTTCCATCTTGAGGCTTGAACAACGAAACAATAATGTTGTCCCGATCAGCATTGCCGGGAACGCCAGCAGGGTTAAACGTCCGCTTCAGCATGAGATATGGGCCGTTGTCGCCTTCCATCATCACACCGATATTCTCATAGCGGTTCTTGGTTTCACCCTGATTGTTCGTGTAGCTGCCGGTCTTGACCGACACGTCATATAGTTTTTTAGCCATGTTTGCTTATCCTTGCTTTTTGAACGTGCCTTGCCCACGCGACGGGGTTTTTGTACTTCCGCGCCGTCGCGAGCGTAATTAAATCCTGTAGCGTACTTGCTGTGGCTTGCTCCCTCTTCTTAGCCTTTATCACCATTTCGGCGGATAGTTCAATCAATTCCCCGTCGACTTGTTCAACAGTTCGGGTTTTTACTTCGTAGACGTTTCCGCAGACTGGACACACCGGAGCCGGGGTGTGGACCGCGTAACAGGTCAGACATTGTTTGATTAATGGGGCGTCGGTTTCCCGTTGCCGCTTGGTCTTGGGCTTGGCGTCTAGGTTCCACTCGCGGATTTCGTCGGGTAGGCCGTGGCGTAAGGCATTCCCGGCATGGTCCAAAATGACAGCATGGGTTTTACCGTCACTGGTCCGCAGCGCCCGCCCGACCTGTTGAAGATATAGGCCGGTGGATTGCGTAGGCCGCAGCAGGATCACGGCGGATATGGACGGGGCATCAAAGCCCTCACCGAAGAGGTCTACGTTGCTGACGATCTGAACCCTGCCAGCCTCGAAATCTTTTAGGGTGCGATCCCGAACCAGCCGGTCGGTCTTACCGTCCAGATGCGCGGCTGTGTACCCAGCCGATCTGAACTGCTCGACCACGTTCAGGCTGTGCTGGATGTTGGCCGCGAACACGATGGCCCGCTGCCCGTCGCAAAGTTTTCGGTAATGGCTGATCACGTCCCCGGTGATCGACGGCTTGTCCATCCGGTGCGCCAGATCGGCAGTGACGTAATCACCACCCCGCGATTTCAGCCCTTCCAGATCGGGCGTGGACGGTGCGAACAGTTTGTAAGGCGACAGGAACCCCTGTTCGATCAGCCAAGCGGTCGTTGGACCCTCGACCATCACTTCGAACCAGTCCTTCAGCCCGCGACCGTCAAGGCGGCAGGGCGTAGCTGTCAGACCGATGTGTACCACGTCTGGGAACTTGCTGAAAATGTCAGACCACGACTGCGATGCGATGTGGTGGCACTCATCCCAGATGATCATGTCTGGCGGCGGCAGGGTGTCCAGTCGGTTTCGCAGCGTCTGGACGCCGGTAATCTGGACCAGTTCGTGCCGGTTTTCCGCAAACCCCGCACCAATGATCCCGTGCGCGATCCCGACCTTTTCGAACGTCCTGCTCGACTGGGTGATCAGTTCGCGGCGGTGGACGACAAACCATGCACGACGACCCCTCGCGGCGGCGGTGCCAAGCATATAAGCCGCGAGAGCCGTCTTACCGGCTCCGGTCGGCGCAACCATCAGGGTAGTGCGTTTCCCTTGCCTGATTTGGGTTCTGGCCTGTTCAATCAGGTCGGTCTGATAATTCCGTAGCGTAAAGGTCATAAACCCTCGCTTGTTGTATAAATCCCCATGTCGGCCCGCTCCCCAACTAACATTCCCGCGATTTCCCGCGATTTCCATAGAATGTCAACCTGATCCCATAATATTATCTTCTCAAGGGGTTGCCGAATAGATGATTTATCGGTACATCGCGGGATGCCCCGTTATCTGGTGGGCTAGTCAGGGAGGTTATTCGATGAAGAACGGAATTTATTCAGGGATTAGTAATGAGGCTTACCACGGTGGTGTCGGCATCTCGAAGTCCGGCTTGGACTTGGTAAACCGTAGCCCGCTGCACTATTGGGCCGCATATCTCGACCCAGACCGTGAGCCGCGTCAGGCAACACCGGCAATGAAGCTGGGAACCGCGATCCATACGGCAGTGCTTGAACCCGACACATACCGTGACCGATACGTCGTGATGCCTGAAGGCGTTGACCGGCGGACCAAGGATGGCAAGGAAATCTACGCCGCGTGTGAGCAGGAGGCGGCAGCGAAAGGCGCGGAAATCATCAGCGCCAG